GTATTCAATGTCAGTAAAAACATCACTATTGCTATTGCCGGACGCCTGAGGCTCTTGTCCGTCTTCTGTTATAATCTTTACATAGTCAAAACCTTCCCCACTTAAATTATAAACAGGATCGTTGTACCCTTGAGAGGATATATTAAAGACAATAGCCCCATCACCTTCGGGATCTTCCTCTTCAGAAAACGTCCCCTCATAGGTGATAGAGTCATCCAATCCTACGTTAATAAACCTGGGCTTATAATCTACAGTTAAGCCTAAAGTTTCAGTACTAAGGCTAGGGTCTACAGTAACATAGCTATCAAACTTTCTAGTATTATCTTCATAATAAACCCTACCAAGTAATGTGTCCGTTGAGTACTTTGGCACAAATCCATGCACTTTTAGGTTGGACTCTATAAAATTAGGAAAGAATCTGTTGAAATATAGAGTCCCATTTTCGATGCTATCTATTCTAGCCCCTATTCTTCCGCCTTGCCCACCATTAGCCTCGGAGGAGTATACAGATACGGTGGAGCCTACCTGCATATATTCACCTATCTCCAGAGTAGACACTAACGAGCTTTCCAGAGTTCCTTGAGCTGACCCAGCCTCTATAGTAATAGAGCCGGGAAATGTGACAGTATCATCTTCTGAGCTAAAACTTCCGTCGCCCATTCTATACCAAAAAGGAAAGTTGCTGGTAGTATCTCCATCCTCCTCTCTTAAGGTTAGGTAATCGATAGCTATTAGCTGATAAGGATCAGAAGAAACGTCATCAGACATATCCGTTGGCCTGTACAAAATGTACCCACTAGTAAGTATTTCTACCAACTCATCTTCGCTATTGTTTGGCCCTCTAGTAAAAGGTAAAGTAAAAGATTCTATGCTTTGTTCTACATGGTTAGGGTTACTAATATTACTAACTTTTCTTCTAGCTCCGTTTCTTTCTGGTCTAATGCCATAAGAAGAGTTTAGAAATTTCACAACATTTGTTGAATCGTCTAAACCAAACGCTGTTGAACACCTAGCTCCTTTTCTTATACCTAGAATTTGATCAACAGACAGGTCATAGGGGTCTGTTAGTGTTATCTGTGTTCTAACCCAAGCAGACTTAGAAGGCGGCGAAGAGTCTGATATAGTTCTGATTGCTACCTTGTAAGTACCATCTGGAACCCCAACAAAAGTCTTAAAACTGGCAGCTGGGCCGACCACAAAATTGGACGAACGATTTGGTATATTGTGTTCTATTTCAAAACCGCCAAGGTACTCGTATACTCCAGTTGCTGCCGAATCCCCTACAGGGTTAATATTTGCAGGAGCGTTCCATTTAATAGCAAAATCGTTACCAACAGTAGAAGCGTTTTGTGTGGGGTAAGCCAAAACTCCTGTAGGGGGTGGCACTATTAGACTCTGATCTACAGGAGGCCTAGTAGTAGGGAGAATACTTAGATTAAAGGCTTCTTCTATAGAAGAAAATTTATCGTTGTAGTGTTCGATAGCTGAAATTTCTATAGTGCCGTCTGTATTTTCTTTTATATCTAGAATTCTATACTCTTTTGCAGAGGTCTCTACTTAACCCAGATGGTGTCAGCATCTGGAGCGACCGAAAAAGGTTTTGATACAGAAATATTTTGAACAACTTCATTAGACGTAGATATGGTTGGTAAGTCTCTAGTTTCTGCTCTAGTGTATTTATTCCATAGTACTTGAATATGGTTGTTATTATCATCTTTTAAGTTTATAGCCTCTTCTTCGCTCGCATACAAGGAAGACGGTAGATAGTCGCCTTCTAGATAAGTTTCCCCCTGAATTTCTGCCCTTTCCTGAGCCAGCATTGCGGATGCTTCCGTAATCAATACAGTTAGGCTGTACTTATAGGCTGGGTTTAACTCTATTAGCCTGTCTATAGGTACAGTAGAGGCAGTTATAGGCGTACCGTCAAGTCCAGACCTTACCCTGCCGCTCCATCTAGTAGGCTGATAGCTAGTATTAGGTTTTTTATATTTTACGTGTCTATTGCTGTCGGAAACTAGAATAACATCTCCTGGGGTTAAAAAATGCCCCTCCATAGACGTTTTAAACGTAACTAGCTCTTTTTGGTTAGCTGCAGTCCATAGCTTCCACTTAGCGTATCTTATAGCTTGTCCTTCAGAAGTACACCCAAAAGCAACAACATTTTCTGCTACCACCTTCCCTAGTCTGGCAATATTCTCATCGTCTTCTAAAATTATAGTATCTTGTTGATAGTCCTTATCAGGATTAATCCAGGAGACAATAATTTGATTAGGCCTAACCTTTTGAGAGGTTCCCGAATACTCAAACTGTCCACCAACAACGTTGCTCATACCAAAAGAAGCTACTGGAGATCTAGGTTGGTCTACTACAGGGGTTAATCTACCATTTATCCAGTATAAAACACCTCTAAATATAGTGCAAAAATCTTTTACTACTTTAAATATATCAGTAGGCTTTACTAGGTATATATTAGCTTCAAATCTAGGCTCTAACACGCCTTCTTGTCCTGGAACTAACTCATCGCAGTATTTAGCTACACGATAAAAAGAAAATATATCAATATCTTCTTCTTTTAACCATGATCCTACCCCATATCTTGTGTTAGTCAGTAAATCATATAGAACCCAGGCTGGATTATTACAGTATACTTTTAACTCCTTTCCATTTGCATCAGAACGAAAGCCTCCAGTCCAATACTGGTCTTGGTTTTCTTTGTTTCCAGTTATAGGGTTTCTATCGTAAGAAGCCACACCCGAGTCGTTTTCGTCCCTTGTAAAGTAGTTATCCGGTATTTTTATCTTTAAGCCCTTGCAGTCGTACATACGAGTAGGTAGAGAGCTATACTCTACAGACCTGAACTGTACCCCAGAGTAAGCTAAATAAGGATATGTAAAACTTTCCGTAAGTCTTCCAGTTATAGAGACTAGCTTAGCTCTATCGGGAAGAGCATTTCCTGCGCTTTCGTCTTGCACTAAAGATCCGTCGCTTCTAACCCCTTTATGCTCCCCTCCGTGAGCAGAAGTGCGGTACCACAGGAAACAAGCTTCAGAAGGATTGAAAGGCTTATACGGAGTTAGATCTACATCCAGTTCAAAACTAATCGGACTGTTAGTAGATGCGCCATGGTATATTTTTTCTCCTACAGGTATTACTTCTCCGCTAAGCTCTCCATCAGTGGAGACCCCTTCTGGTGCGAAAAATAGAAAATGATGAACATAGCTAACACGTAGATTTGCATCTGTTAACCAAGTACGACCAAGAGACGCATACTGTACGTTAAAGCTTATATTATCTAATTGAGCTATTTGGTCGGGGGTAAGTTGCCCCCCGAAAATACTGGGATCGCTCAACTTTAGAATAGTCGGACTTTCTGCTACCTCTTCTCCAGTGTCTTCACCTAGTCCAGCTTCCTCCAAATAGCCTCCCTGAAGAGACGCTTCTGGGTAGCCAATAGAAGGGTCTCCGATAAAAGCTGAGGGGGACACAAAAAATAAGTCTTCGGACAAGTTTGCAACAACCGCTAAGCCGCCAAGTTTTCCTTTTGCATTCACTACCGTTAACGGACTTTGGTCAACATTACCGGGGCGGAACTCCGCAGCTGTAGAGGGTAGATTTGTAGTCTCCCTGGAGCTAGTAGAGTATCTATTATCTTGGTATAGGTAAACTTTAGCTACATCGGATGCCTGGAATATGTTTTGGTAAGCTGTCTCTTCTATAGTTACACTGTCTACTGGCGACGGGGCAGAGTTTTGTCTAATTAAATGAAAATCTCCTGGAGTTATTAATATTGTGTCTCCAAGATCCCATCTTCCTACTACTTTTTCGTTCTCTAGGTTTAGTACAAGGTCTACACTAAAAGAGCCAGAAGTAACTATACTGTTAGAGTCTAGAGCTAACCAGGAAGGCTTAGGGTCTGTACTAGTTAAGTCTACCAATGCCTCTTCTAATCCTGTTTCTGTGTTTACCATCACTAAAGCGGAAGATACCCCCACAGGAGAGTATTCGCTGTCGTCCGTTTGCAGAGTATTAAAGTCTACAAATCTATCGCCGACGTTTACAGTGTATCGTATTCTCATTCTACCGTTTCTGGTATCTACGGACAATACTGTAGCGGGAACCGAATAGTTCTTTAAAGAATATAAAAATGCTTGAGAAGTAAAGGAATTGTAAAATACCCCTCTCCCATCTTTTCCTATTAAAATGTATATATTGGTTCCGTCTTCGTCGGTGTCTACAAATGTAGCCTCTATCTCAGAAACATTTGCAGCTTGACCAGATAAAAAGTTATTGGGGATTAAGGGAACTCCGTCAAGATATATACTCTTTTGCCCATTAACCAAACCCTCTATAGGTCCTTCCGAGATCATATCAGCTACAAAAATTAACTGCTGCCTAGAGCCAGCCGTACCATCGGAAGATTCAGATTCCGCTACTCCCGCTCTTGGATATAGGCTGCCGTACAGCAGCTGGCTGTCTAAGTCTAGTCTAGATTCTGGGGCCCAGTTTGTTGCCATTATACTTTCCTCACTCTGTCAATCCGGAAAAATCGCCGTTAACTATATCATAATACATAGGCACTCCCCTAACTTTTAGCCTTCCATATAGTACAGGGACTGGATTGTTGTCATACCCGGTAGTAAGCCTACCAGAAAATAAATAATTGTCGTCAGTGCCTTCCGGGCTAGTGTCTGTAGCAGGGTCGGGAGCCATCATTTGTTGAATACCTGTCATAGCTAGGCTTATGCCTATACCTACCACTACCTGGCCCAGACTTATACCAAACGTATTAGCTCCCACTGACCAAAATGCCCCAGCAGTTCCTCCTGTGGCTAGTACTAAACCAACCATAGCTACTCCCGCTAGTAGTTTTCCTGCCCCTCCTTTTGCCCCCTGTGGAATTGGCTTTATAGTAATCTCGGAAAAAGGTTTAGACATAGGAACTTCCAACAGGGTGTCTTCTGTGAGCTCTTCTCCGTCAATAGTCATCATGTAATTTAGCTCATGGTTAGAAAGCTCTAATAAAAATCCTTCTTTATTGGCATCCACCACTCTTAACGCATCTACGGGAGTATTCACTTTTACATTGTGACGTTCTCCATATTTTATGCCAAGAGAGCCCTCTATTTTTAATGTTTTATATTGCATAAGTATATACGCTATGAATAAATCTTGACCAAAAAGGGTTCAAGCTGTCTATAGTAGATAATCTATTGTATGCGTGGTGATAAAACTCATTATCTCCAACATAAACTCCTAAGTGGTTAACGACAGTAGAGTTAATAGCAAACAAAATTAAGGAGTTCTCTTTAATTGAGCTATCTTTTTTAAATCCAAAATTTAACAATTCTTTTTCTGTTATGTAATTTTCGCCCTCTTTATCCCAATCCTCCTTCCAAAACTTCCTTCTTCTAGAAAGATCTATTCCTCTAATACTGTAATAATAATCAATAACCGCAGATAGACAATCAAAAACCTCGTATTTATACTTTCTTCCCATTAGGTCCACACCCCGGGTGTCCGGCACTAAACCATAGAACTCTTCGGACGGAATGGAATAAATGTAGTGTGGTATCATACTTATGTTACAAGAAGAAATATCAGAGTAGCTTGGTTCAGCCGATTTATCTGGATGAGAATGTACTATAGCTCTAATATTTTTTATGCTCATATACTCACTGGGGTTAAGTATAAAGGTATTGATAGGGTCTTTTGCTACATTTTTTATAGGAAAAAACCTATAGTCAACATCAATAACTCCACAACCCTCTTCTGGGTACTTATCTTTTAGATATTCTAAAATCAAACTCCTGACCTCCTTAAAAACGGCACCCCACCGAAAGGAAGTGGCTCAGTCTCATCTTGTTCTACTGCAGGAATTGTTCGGAATTGGGTTTCCTCTGGTATAAGGCTGGTAGCATGAAACCTTCTTTTGCATCCCGCTAAGGTTTTAGAGCAGAGGTCTCCTCTAACCCAAAACGGAGAATTTTTCCTTGTAGGTTTGTTTGCCTCTGAAGCCTCGTGAGGTATTGTACATCTAAATAAAAAGTTGTTGTCCGCCCCGCTGCCCGAAGGAAGCTTTACATAGTCCCCTGCCATAGGGTTGCTCTGTACTTTATAACTACTGCCTAAAGTCCACTGTTTCCAGGTATGAAGTATTCTCCAGTCTTCCGATACTGCCGGATCCGTGTCCACAGTATCGACTACAGCCTGATAAAAGGTTCTACTCGTAGGATCTTCAGCTCCTGGATAATATACTATATCGTTTTTTGAATAAGGTCCGCTAACCCACTCTCCGTTGTGGTTTTGATTTACAGCTGTATAAGATACTATATACTCGTCCTTTACATTTAGTAGGTAGTCTTCGTCCTCTGTGGTTCTCTTTTTACTGCCTGAGTTATTTCTTATTCCCTGCTCATTCCACGTACAGCCGCTTTTTTCGCTAAAAGAGGCATACTGCCAGGAACAATATTTTCCTACTATAACCCTGCTAGGAACCTTAAAGTTGGGTATATCTAAAGGATTTGATAGTTCAAATTCTATGGCAGCCGCATTAAGAGACGCTATTCTATCTACTACAAAAGACTTTATTGGGTATTCAACGGCAGGAGTGGACCCTCCTGCATCTTCTCCATCTGGCATCATTAAGTATTTTTTTAAGGTAGTTCTTACCACCAGCCTACTACCTATTAGATCGTCCTCTAAAAAGTCTTTTAGTTCGTTCATTAAAACGTCTAGAACGTTTGCTACAGTCAGAGTTGGCCTATTTTGGCTTCCTGATGAGTTTATCTCTACCCCGTCTAGCTCGCATGGTATAGGTATGTAGGTATGTACGACATTGGGGTCTTTTCTATCCTTAAAACGCACAGTGCCCGCATAGTCCCTCAATCCGAGACCTAAATCTAAGTTTTCTGTTTGGTCGTTTAGACTGAAGCCAGAGAAGAAATATAGGTCTGCGGAAGATCCCTCTGAGTTAGAAAGAGTAAGCTCAAATAGCATTACTACCTCGTCGCCTATATTTTGTACTAAAGTAGATTTAATTATTTCTATGTCGCTCATTTTAATCCAAGTTATCTAAATAATCTGGTTGTGTGAAAAACTGGTCTCCCTGGTTAGCCTCTGATCCTATGCTGTTACCTGCGTATATTTCATCAGCATTAAACACTTCTTCCACTTCAGCGAACAAAGACCAATTATCGTAAAAATTATAAGAAGTTCGCACTTTTGTGCAAATTAGTACTAATTTCGATACTTTATTTCCGAAATCATCCAATAGTCTACCATTGTCATCTTTTATTATTAAGTTAAAGCTGTTATACCCGCTCTTTTTTATAAGAAAGGCCTTTAAATACTCAATTTCGACGTATGGCCTATTGGAAAAACTTAAAGTACCTCTTCTGATTACAGTATTTACTCCTTGTAGAGACCTATGGCTAGCAGAACCTATACTGCTATCTAAAGCCAAAAAACTAGTATCTAGAGTTAAGTTTTTATCCGGCAATACTACCATCTCTGGGTGGATGGCATTATTATCAGGCACTGAATTAGCTTCTATAGTAATACCTTGTTTCATTGTAAATTACAATAGCCGGGAGGCTCATAGGTTGATTGATTTCTTTTTAACCCTAAAGCAACTTTTTTAGGTTCTACATAATTCAGCCCCAAGTGAGAAATCTTAAAATCTGTATCATTGCTTAAAACCTCTAAAGACCCGCTTGTATTTTCTGACAGTAAAGAGCTTCCGATAGCATATGCAGGTACTGTAGATTTGTTGTTCCAGATCCTTGTACACAATGGAATAGTTGCTTCTGGTTGATAAGTTGCATTTCCGGGCCAGTCTATTGATACCTCAGTATTAAAAGTTTCATTTATTAGCTCAGTACCGTCTATATCTAATACTAAAACTTTAACCTGTATGTCCCCCAATAAGTTAGGGGAAGTTACAGGATCATGCCCTGCCCCTAAGAAGTTTCCTCCATAAAATAGTGTAAAGGAGAAAAATTTAGGAATACCGTCATCAGAAATAGAAGAAGAGGTAGTAAAGCTAGACTGAGAAAATGTTCCCTCACTCAAGCTTATAGAAATGCTAGAGGGGCTATTGAAATTATAGTAAATTGTTGCTAAAACCTCAAAATTGGCCCCATAAGGAAAGAAAAAAGCAGTTGGCCATCTTCCTTTATCGTAGGCTATTAGCCTTAGTTTAGCCAAAGTCTGCTGACTATTGCCTCCCGGCAAGGACTGCCCCAAAAAACTAGTAGTCATACTAGCAAACCCGCTAGAATTTAGATCAGCCTCAAAAGTCTCGGACTGTAGTAGCTGGTTATTAGGATTTATGTAAAAGGAAGGGAAACTCGAATCAGTAGTAAGATGCTGACCAGAAGAAGGGCCGTCAGGCAGCAGAGAGTAGTTTTCCAAACTAAAAGCATCCTGCCCCACTAAGATAAAAGGATTATTAGTACTAGGAATACTATCTCCATTTTGCTCTCCATCCTCTGCTGTAATACCGATAATTTGTCCGTTTTTTCTCAAAGCAGTTGATAGAGCGGTAGGACTGTATGGCCGGCAGGGTTCCTTAAAAAATGAAGACAAAAGGTTACGTCTTCCGTAAGAATGTCTAAAAGTTCTTACTGGAGCGTATTTTAAGCTTCCATCAGCATACACTCTAGGTATTAATGCTGCTTTGCTATTGTGTTTCGATACTTTCATATACTTTTCTCAGAGATATTTCCATTCCGCCAAAATTTTCATTGATGATGCTTACTCTATAGTTATCGCACACCACTCTTACCTCTTCTATGGCAGGGTCGTTAAAAACGTTCGGTATATACAAAGCAAAAGACTCAACTCTACCTCTAGCGTCTAAGAAGGATTTAACATCGTTTATTTCTTTGATATGCCTATTAGCTAAGCTTAGTGTGTACACATGACTCTGCGGATTTAGTCCTTTGCCATACCTTTTTGTGTATCCTTCTCCATACCTAACTATCATAGAGTTCATGGATATATTGGAAGAAAGACCTTTATCAGCACAGATTACTCTATTGCCAAAACCAGTCGTAGTGAAAGTATATACGTTTTCTGGAATAGTTGTTACAAAAACTTCTCCGCTTATACTAGCCATTGTCCGTCACCACTACCTTATACTGCCTTCTTCCCACCACATCAATGGGCGCTGAGAATGTATCAGAAGTTTCCCCCGCCAGTATAACCTCTTCTCCATCTACAAGTTCATACCATTGGTATGATAGTGGCCCTGAACCTTCCGCCACAACTACTAAGTCTACGCTTCCGTCTGGCTGAACTATTCTGACAACATCGTTCGGCAGACCTACTCCTACTCCTCCGCTGCCTGAGCCTATACCCCCTTCTCCGAATCTAAGCTCTGCCTCCGTAACAGTTAGAATAGCTGCGTCACTAATCGTGGTGCCATAAGAATTTGTACAGATAACTCTGTACTGGTGCCCATTATCTGGTAAAGATGCTGTTGATATATACGTTGCTTCCGTTTCGCCGTCTATATTTGAAAAACCGCTTCCGGTATCTACTTGCCACTGGTATGTTATTGTTTCTTGTAGAAAGTCGTCCGCCACGCACCTAAACAAAAACCTATCGTTGGAGCTTACAGTTATGCTAGAAGGTTGCTCCGAAATAACTGGAGCGATACCTATAGTAAGAGTAGCGAAATCGGATCTAACTGTACCGTAAGAGTTTGTTAAATCTACAAAAAATATAGAACCGTTTTCCTCTAAGTCGTTTACAGTAAGTGTAAGAATACTTGAGTTAGGCTCTAATGAAGACGCTATATGTCTAGGATACCACTTGTACGTATCTACATTTGAGGCTGTTACAGAAAAAGAGGCGTTTTCAGTTAGGCCAACAGTAACATCTTGAGGTTGAAGAGTTATAACTGGAAGTAACGAAACATTAAGAGTTACTGTATCAGAGTCTCTATAACCGTACTCATTGGTTGCTCTTAGATATATTGCGAGCCCATCTCTATTGATTGAAACGTTGCTAAAGATTGCGGTAGAAGATATTAAGCCGGAAATAGGCAAATTAGTAGAAGCATCAAACCATTGATAGCTCAAAAAGCTAGCGGAAGACACCGTTGCACTAAATACCGCGGTTCCTCCAACCCCTACAGTTTTGTTGGTAGGTTGCTGGGTAAACACCGGCAGTAGAAGCTCTTTAAACGTAATTGACTCTGAGTTTATAGTGATATCTGCTGATCTAGCAAACAGTACTTTTTCAAAAGGAGTGCTAGTTGGCGAATTTATGCTGAAAGCATAAGACTGTGCTTGTATTATATAAGTTTTTGTAACTGTTTGGTTGCTGGAGGCTACACTAAAGTTAGAAGTCAAGGCATTGAGAACAGGAAGAGTGGATAAACTTACACTTTCATTTTCAGAGCTTATAAATATTTGATCGGTATTGGATAGTAACACTCTTCCGTAATATAGCCCCGAAAAGCCTTTGTATAGTTTTGTAGCGGAAGAGATACCCGTTAAAACATAAGTGGACGTATTCTCAATTTCAGGTAAAACGGTTTCTTCATCTTCTTCTTCCGCAGGGCTTGTTTGATCGTAAACAAAAGGCCTTCCTGCTAGTCTATCTTCATAGTATCTTTCTTGCGTTAATAAGGTTCTCCTAATTTCGTCGATACCTGTTCCGGAGTATCTAGCTACTTCCCACCAAACTATATCTTGTAGCCATCCCTCAAAGCCTGTCCCCTCCGACCTAAAAGAACTTCCTACCGTAAAACCTCCTAAGGACTCCTCGGCAGTAAGATTAGCAAGGTCAAAGCTGCTCAGTCTTTGCCTGTTAAAGTAAATATAGATATTACTGTCTATCTTAACTATAGCCAGGTGGTTCCACACGTTTGAGTATATAAAAAAATTGGGGGTAGTGAACTGAGGCACTCCATCGACAGAGAAAGTAAGGTCGGCCGGAGCCCCTTCTTGGGTTTGATTATAAGCAGCACTTGAGATATTTAAGGATAGATTCCATCCCTCTGCTAAAGTACCGGAGCCTACAACCCAATAAGTTTCGTTCTCAGTTAAGTTTAGCGCAGTGGATAGCATCTTAAAAAAGAGCTCGACTGTTCTATTCCCGGTGGAAGTAATTTTTATTATGTCATCTAACCTATCTTCTACTACCCCGATTCTCTGTATAGTGTTATAGTCTGAGTTGCTAAACTTAAAAGTAGGTTGTTCAAATAATAGGCCATCCGAGCTAGAGTCATAAAACGAGGAAGGCCCTCTAAGCTTAGCGCTTACATATTTGTCCGATTTATGTTCATATATTGTTGGAGACTTTGGATCTGCTTGAAGAAAATAGTGAATACTTCTCCAGCACGGGTCTCTAAAAGTAGGCTGATTTAAATACCCTTTTGGCGGTACAAACCCTTTATTGTCATAATCCTCGTATGCATCTTCGTAAAATAACGAACATTCTGCAACTCCGGACTCGGTATTGCCTAATTCCCCAAAAGGAGAGTCTGCTTTGCCTAACAATATCTCATTTGGGTAATACGAAGGAATAGTTTCTTGCACAAATCTATCGTGGCGTGTTATTTTTCTAGTGGCTACTACTTTATATTCAGAGCTTGCTGTGTTTTCTTTTCTTCCTATATAAGCCCCCACATAATTCCCAGATCTTACAACTCCTACCTCTCTAAGGTTAGCAAAGCCGGAAGATACGAATAACTGAGAATTGCCAAATTGAGCATTGCTATAAGTTCTTCCCCCAACAGAAACTGATTTAGAGCTTTCGTATACGCTATCCACATAATTTACAAATCCAGTGTCTTTCGCAAAAACGCCTATTAAACCCTTTCCAGCATATACACTTAGTACATACCTATAGCCAGCCTTTAAACTAACAATTCCTTGATTTTGAGAAAGCAGTAAAATGTCTGAGCCTATAATCCCAAAAAATCTAAAGTCTGCATTTAAAGGATCTTTAAGGTCTCCGTTAGCCTCTAATCTACCGCTTCCGTTAGGCCCTAAGCCTACTACCTCTCCGCTATAAATCTCCGAAAATTCAGAGTCCAATGGTACAGAAGTATGAACTATGTCAGTCCATAGCTCTCCCAATGCTTCGTAGTCTAGGCTATCAACTTCGCCGAGCTGATTTACTTGATACGATGCCACATGGATGTAAGGATACCACTGATTATCAAAATTTCTTTCAGACAGCACTCTAAAACTACTAGGGTTGGGAAAATACCCAGTAGGGTCCGGCGGATAAACTAAGTTATATAAAGGTTTAGAAATAGGCATATATCACACAATTTAGTATTGCGAGAGAAAAATTTCTCAAGGCGGCGGATCGTCTCCTGGCGGCGGATCGTCTCCACCTCCCCCACCATCACTGTAAGGCCACGAAACTCTAGGGCTATATGGAGATACGTCAACAAATACGTTTTGAACGAACACCAACTCCGGGGACAGGCAACCAACTCCGTCGTCTACAAAGTCTGGAGCTACTCTTGTTACGGTAATAGCTGGGCTTTCTATGCTTTGAGTTTGTCCTACTGGTAAATAAAACCCAGGTCTACCAATTATTGGCCCAGATAGATTAACTGCTATAGCTCCACCATAGGTTACCTGAGACACTTCCCTTGGTATTACTCTGTATAAAGAGACAGAATCCTGCGGGGTTATTACCGAGAGGTCTCCCCCCATAAGAGTTACCTGTCCAGTATCTATAGACGTATAAGCCGTAGTTATAGGCTTTACAGAGAGTAAACCTCCAGCAACGTTAATAGGCTCAAGGTCTAAACTTAAGGTTTTTGTTTGAGATAGAGCTATACTATTCCCAGATATAGTTAAAGAACCTAAAGATAGTTCTACAGTGTCCGTTACAGACGTAGTAGTCACTTCTAGGCTCTGACCAGTAACTTGTATAGGTCCGTTAGAAAACTCTATATTGGTAGTCGTTCCTGTACTGCTAAGTGTTACATCTACACTACCTCCAGATATAGTTATAACACCAGTAGACAGTTGGGCCTCTAAAAGCGCAGTATTGGCAGCTATACCAAAAGGTACGGTAGGAACAGTTATCGGCCTAAGAAGGCTTTTCGATAGCCTTGCACCGTTTATTTGATGGCCAGAAAAATAATTGCCAGTAGTTCCTCCAGAATGTCTTGCTCCTATATAGTGAAAAATTGTACTATTAAACGTGCCAGCTAAAGTGCCTGATCCGGCCAAAGAGCCGTCTAAATAAATGGACCAGGTATCCCCACTTCTTTGTAGCGAAACAAAATGCCATGTGTTAGAATTCATAGAAGCTACCGTATGGGTAGACGGTATAATGTAGCTTCCATTGTGTTCTAAAGCTAGCCCGGCATTTTGCGTAATATTAAGAGAAAAGCCAGAAGTTGTGGAAACATCGCCCACGCTCCATATAGCTACTTCGTTTAAAAAGTTTTGAGATGAAATCCAGACTTCGAAATTAAAGTCTGCATCTTCTGGCGTAGTGGTTTGATTAAGCGGAGGTTGAATATAGTTACTTCCTCCACCAAAATAGGCTGTAGTTGTACCAAACTTCGGGGCAGGAGACATATCGTCTCTATAGTATACCGTACCGTTTGTGTTTAGTATTCCTGAGGAAGTTTCGGCATAATTAAAAAAATCTTCTGCTGATGGCCTATGCTGAGTAAACAATAAAAAGGTTACATTGGAAAAGTTTGGGTCCACTACAGTGAATGGGCTGGCAAAAAATGGAACCGTAGGAACGTCTATGTTGCTATCAGTATATCTTCCTTTATCCTTAGTTATTCTAATGGGGCCAAAGCTACCGGTTACATCTCCTGTATTTCCGTCGTCTCCTACACCAAACTTTAGGTCGGTTCCAGTATTATCGTGCAAAGCACCATTAAAACTGAACTCGTTACTTCCGATATACGTTCCATCTAAGTGCAGGTAAAAGGTGTCATCTACACGAGATAAAGCAATGTAATGCCACTGCTCTGATTGAATAGCTCCAGTTGTCGTAGTTATTCTACTAGCAACATAGGTTCCTTGATCGTCTCTGGCGTTCCAAGCTAGTACTCCGTCTGTGCTAACTGTTAAAAAATACCCGTATGAGCCGCTTCTTTTTCCAAATATGGATTGTCCAGAGGTCAAATTGTCCAAGTTTATCCAGCATTCAATAGTAAACTCGTCTCGACCAAAGTTATTTGACGAATCCTCTAAACTAATGTAATCATCTGTACCCGACAACCTAAGAGTGTTGTTTCCAAATAGGGTTTTAGTATTGTCTATAGTAGCGTTGCCGTGAAAAGTAATAGCCGTGTTGTTTCGGCTAAGGTCGGAATAAGAGGTGACTCCATCTTCCATATTCATTATTAGCGAGCAACTTTCGTACAGAAGATCCCCGATGTAGTTCTCTGTAACTGTTAGAGTAGCTGCATTAGAAACTACAGTCCCGTTATCGTCACTAACCTCGCAAGTAAAAATATCTCCATCATTAGACAGAGCCACAGTAAACGTATAGTTAGAGCTAGTGGCACCTGCTATAGGCGCCCCGTCGCGACTCCATTGATATGTTAAGTTGCCAGCCGAAGCCGTAGCCTCAATAGTAAGGGTAACTTGATCGTTTTCTACTGCCGTAGTTGATTGGGGCTGAGCTGTAATCGTCGGCGTCAGCGCGGTAACGGTTAGCGTGACGGTCGCGGTCTGCGCGGTGCCGTTGTCGTCGGTGACGACGCAGTAGTAGGTGTTGCCGTCGTCGGACTCGACCGGTGCTGGCGGCGCGGTCGTCCCTGCCACGTACAGGTCCGCAATCGTCGCCGCATCCAGCGTGGTGGGATGCACCGAAAATCCGGCGATGTCCTTCGCGCCCGTTTCGTCGGGGCCGGTCGTCCAGTTGATCGCGCCCAGCGTCGGGGACCGGCTCGCGGCGTTGCTGCCGCCGACCCCCATGTCGCCTGTCATCGCGCCCAGCGAAACCCCATCCCGATACAGCGTCGCACCGCCTGCGCCATCGCCGGCGACGGGTGGCATATGTACACCGTCGTCGGCGGGGATGGCCCCGTCCACGTACACTTCGCCCAGCGTCGCGCTGCCCTGCGAGTTGCACATGAGGCGGAGGCGGTTGCTGAATCCCTGCGCACTCCTGTCATCGGCGGTCAAGCCGAAGCCGTAGCGTCCACCGCTGGTGCCGCTGCCGTAGGTGTTCCCAGCGAGCGTTGCCCATGTCTCGCCCTCATGCAGCCCCGGCAGGCGTGCCCAGAAGTTGAT